TGCTACGTGTGCCCCACCGTATGCAGTCACGACAGCGGAAGAGCCCTTTGCCCAATTACCCGTAGACCTTTTGGCAAGCATCATTCGCACGCCAGGGTTCGGTCCGGCAAATTCCTGGCCGCCGGCCGAACGGTTGATCTTGTTGCCCTCGACCGCACGGACCGCAGCCCCGATGCGTTTGGCGTCGTCACTGGAAAAGCCGTAGATCGACGCCATAGGGCTACTCGCTCAAGATGACGTACTGCACCGGCTGCGCCGCCGTATGGCTGGCAGCGGTCACGCCAGCCAGCCCGATCGTGATGCTCTTGTCGAGCCGCAGCGGGCCCGCGACATCGTTCCGCTGCAGCCTGGCAAAGCCCTGCAGGGTTGTGCCGTCGTAGTGCCCGATGCGTACGTACTGCGTGCCGGCCGTCGCCGTCGCGATGTGCCGGAATGCCGCGTAGCCGGCTGTTGTCACAGCCCCGAGCGAAAGCGTCGTCACAGCAGTTCCAACCTCGACGACGCCGCCGACGGTCAGCCCCTTCGCCTGGTCGATCTGCTTCGACTCCGAGAACCGCTCCTCGAGGTTGCCATTCGACAGGTTGAGCGAGACGGAAACTTTGATTTCGTTGGCCATGCTAGATCCTCAAGTCCGCAAGTAGGTTTGAAAAGTTCTTCTGTTCGTACGGGTAGACGTAGAGCAGGTCCGGTTCCTGCCCGACAGGTTTAGCCTGTCCTGTGTTGTCGAGCGGCACCGGGCTGGAGACTGGGTTGCCGGCCTTGTCCTTGATGACGACACGCTCGCCGCTCACCAGTTCGTTGAAGCCAGCGTCGTAGTAGCCGATCCGCCACTGTTTCGGGTTGTAGGTCAACTCGACCGTGACGCTCCACAGCTGCGTCGCGTCGTCAAAGTCCGCCGTGAACCCGGTCATCCGTAGCGTGTTCTTGGCGGCCCCAAGGAACGGACTCTGGTTTACGGTGTTCAGCCAGTCATAGAAGCCCGGCAGGTTCGGGTCCAGGGCGTAGCTGTTCGTGTACTTCATGACCGCAATGGCGGTCTCTTCCTCGAGCCCGTCGACCGGGTCGCCCGCGGAGTTCGTGATGGGCTTCGGGTTGATGCCTTCCACGTCGCGCGACTCGTTCGCCGGGACTGTCACCTGTGAGGAACTAATTGAGATACGCTTCCAAGTGCTGGGCTCCTCGCCTGGCTGGTCCTCTTGGTTTGCTTCTTCGTCAACGCCTTCGTACCGCACGTCGATCTGTACGCCGCGCTCCGTTCCCTTAAACCAAGAAAACCGACGGCTGGCCACGTAAAGCTTGTACGCCCCGAACAGAAATTCATCGTTGATCTGTGGAATCTTTTCGTTGCCCAGGCCGGGCCACGCGGCCGTGCTTTCGGCAACGTCGGTAAAGCTTGGGTTCTTGGTATCCGTCTTCGCGAGCAAGACTCGCTGGCCGGACCGGCGCACTTTGCCCTTGTCGGCCTTCGCCTCTTCGACCGCGTCCTCGTACAGAATGACTACGTCTGTGATTGCCATTGGTCACGCCATAAGTGAGGCCAGGCCGAACTGCTGGCCGAGGGACGCCGCCAAGGCGTCCGGCAGGTCTTCGACGCCGTCGGCCGTCCGCTCAGTGTTGTCTGCAGTTTTCTTTGCTGGGGCGTCGTCAGAGAGCCGCGGGTCGGATCCGCGCAGGATGGAGTTGCGAAACGACTCGCCGCCGGACGTGCCGGCCACCAAGGCTTTAAGCTCCTGCATGGAAACCTTGACTGCATCGGAGACTGCCTTGGCTGCAGTGGGCCCGGTCTGTGCGATGTCTTTCGCTACGGTGGCCGCCGCCTCGCGCTGAGCGTTCGCAAACTCAGAGTCAAACGCACCGAATGGGTTGCCCATGTTCTCGGCAGCCTGGGCGAACGTCTGACCAGCCTGCTCGCCGTACATGCGACCCATGTTTGCGGCACCGGCGGCAAGCTCGCGCGCCCCCTGGCTGCCCTCGGCAAGACTCGCGGCGAGCCCCTCAAAGCCCGCAGCCTCTGCCAGCGTGGCCATGGACTTCATCACGCGGGCGACGCCACGCAGGATGATCGCAAAGGCTTCGTTGAAGATTTGCCCGATCCTCGAGCCCAGCGCCATGAACACTTGAAAAACGCCGGTCAGCAACGTCGCCGCACCGACGACCATACGCAGGCTGAACACCAGCCCGTCGGCCATAGCCTTTGCGACGTTAAACCCTGAAGTGTTTTCTGCTAAGAACTGCACGAAAAGACGCGAGACGGTGGTGATGGCTGGCGCGAGCCCAGCGACGAACTGATTGATGAAGCCTTCGAGCGGCAATGAGAGACGCGACAGGGCGTCGTTCATGATCTCAATGCCAGCCGTCTGCTGGTCGGTCATGTTTGCGCCCAACCTGTCCCGCAGCTTTTCTACTTCGGAAATCGCACCAGTCGTTGCCGCAGCAATCAGCCCCATGGCTTGCGCGCCGGACTTTCCGAAAATGGCAACGGCAGCAGCGGATCGCTGCGCGGCAGTTGGCAGTGCCATGATCCGCTGAGCAATCATTTCAAACTGCCGCTGCGGGCTTTGGGCTTGCAGTTGGGCAAACGTCAGCCCAAGCCGAGAAAGCGAGTCCTGCGCCGCCTTGTTGCCGCGGCTCGCCTCTGTAACGCGAATGCCCAGCCTGGTCATCATGCCGGTCATCTGCTCAACGCTGACGCCGGCTTCGTCTGCGACCTGAGACAACGTCTGGAACGTGCTAACCGAAATGCCCAGACGGGACGCCGACTTGCTCGCCGCATCGAGTGATTCTGCCGCATTGGAAAAAGCCATGAACGGTGCCGTGACTAAGGCCACCAACCCGAGCGGCAACAGCAAAGACTTTATGGCAGCAGTCAGGACGCGGACGCCAAACGTGGCGATAGATGCACCACGAGAAAGCCCGAGCATGGCTGCCGCGATGCCTCCAATCAGACCGCCGACGTCTGGCAGCAAAACGCCGGCTTTGTCCACGCCAGCGTTAAACGCAGACATCATCGACGACGAACCAGCCACCGAAGAGCGAAACCCTGCCAGCTGCTTTCCAGCAGTAGCAAGCCCCGAAGTCAGCCCGCCAGTGCTTGCGGTAATGCTGACGTTGACGCGTCCGAAATTGCCTTTAGCCATGCGTCACCTCGGGATGCTCTGAAGCACAGCCAGCATCTGCTCGGGCGTCTGCTGTCGCTTGTCGACCGGCATGAAGTCTTCCGGCTTGGACGCCTTCTTGTTCTTGCCGCGGTGTGCGTTTTGAAACTGGGCGAAGCTGACGGCGCTCCGCAGCCATTCGTCGCCCCACGGCTCAAGCTGGTAGTACCCCATCCAGCCGTACAGAACGTCGACGGGCATGGCGGCAGCCAGGGCGGGCACGTCCCATATGCCGAGCTTGAGGGCGAGCCTGTGCAGGAACAGCATCACAGGTCGCCCCTCTAGTTTTTTGCCGCTTCCTCGACAGCGTTGACGCCAATGCCGTTCATGGCAAAGCCTTTGTCGACGATCGCCTGCACAGCCTCCGTGTCGAGCTCGCCGAGCCAGTCCGCGTCATCCATCGTGAACAGCGGCTTGCCGGCCTCGTCGGTGGTGACGAGCACGACAAACTTGGCACGCACGTTTTCTAGGTTGACGCCGCCAACCTTGCCGCCCGTGACCATCTGCTCAAAGCGGTCGCGGGCCTTGGCGTTCATCTTGGATACATAGACGGTGCCGCCAAGTGCGGGCACGTCTAAGGGCTCACGCGGCAATACGCCACGCTTCGCCTTGATCTCCTCGCGAGTCAGGGCCATCGTCCGCGCCTCCTTGCATCATCAAGTCACAGAACCGGACAGCTTGATCGTCACCGTGCCGGTCTGCATGTCTTCCATCTGGCTGCCGGCCTCGAACCCGGTGACGTACCCGTAGGCACTCCACAGCTGCGTGGTGCTTCCGCCGGCCGCGAACCGGACCTCGACAGCCTGTGCAGTCGTCACGTTTGTCAGGGCGGTCCACGGCTTGATGGCAGGGTCAAAAAGCACCTCGGCCGACACCTCGCCTGGGTCGTAGACCTCGCTCGCGACAAACTCCTTGCCGCCAGTCGTGCCCATGTGGCTGGCGTCAGCGACGGCACGCTCAATGCCGGACCACGAAAGCCCGGTAAGCTTGAACCCCGCGGTTCCAAGCAGGCTTCCGAAGACGATTGATGTGCCCTGTCCGATGTCGACTGCCATTTTTTTTGCTCCTAGACCGTCTCAACGTAGGTGACTTCGACCGACAAATCCGTGCGATACGTGGGCAACTGCTCGCCCTGGGCAGGCGACTCCTGCAGGTCTTGGTCGCTGACGACCCGAGCCAGCCGAATCGCTGATCCAGTAGCAAATTGTAGAGCCCGCCGAGCGGCACGCGCGAGGTTTCGGCAGGTCGAAAGCGTGCTGGCCAGGCAGGAAACCGTGTAGGTCGCGCGTACGTAGCCCGTCGAGCCTGTCATGTGCATGAACGTGCCACGCTGCCCGTCCTCGCGGACGTAGACGATGACCGGCAACGCGACGCCCTGCGGGGCCTGCGTCGCGTAGATTCTTGTGCTGACGATGGCTGCGACGTCCGCTGAGTTTTTCAGCAGGGTCACAATCGCGGTATCGACCGGGGTGGAGCTCATTTGCCAATCTTTCGGATTTGGCGGCGCTCGTGCTCCGCGATTGCTTTGTCGACGTAACTGCCTAACACTTCCTGCAGCCTGTCGCGTATCTGGGGCAGGTTGGCGTCCGCCCACGCCCGAAACTTGCCACTGCCTGGGAAGCCTTTGACGCCAGACAGATAGGCGAAACCATCGGCGTTCCCAGTAATGCTTGGACGCTTGATCCTGTCCATGGAAACCTTGAACGCCTTGCCCTTCGGGTAGCGGTCCTTTACGCCCTCTTCGATCCAATGAGCATGGAACCCCATGG